AGTATGGTAACCTGACAGGCGACACCTGGGTAGCCTATATGTCTGCGACCATTGCGCTGGAAAACGGAGGTAGATATGGATTCTCTGCCAGCAACCTCACCCACGTGGGCGGTTTCCAATTCAGTTTTGGTTCTATGAAAGCACTTGGACTGGTGACAGATGCGGCACTTGGCAAAGGTGTGACAATGACCACTATCATGGCAAATCCAGATCTTTATTGGAATTCAAACAACAAATACGGCGTATCCAGTTTAACAGATTTCTTGGCAAGCCCAGAAGCGCAAAACCAAGCCATGCTTGACTATACTAGAACAAACTACAACGTACTGATAAAAGGAGGCAATGGGTATCCTCCTTCAATTTCTCCTGATAGTTCGCCCGAGGACATCGCAGGAGCACTTTTTGTAGCACACATGTTGGGCGCAACAGGAGCAAATGCCTACTTTGCTGGTACTCCGCTTGGTAGATACGGCACACAAGACAGCTTTGGGACCACAGCAAGCAAACGCTACAACGATGGTATATCCTACATTGACTATTATATAAAAAATGTGGTTAGGAGATAAAAATGGCTTTATACAAAGGGTTTAGCACCTATAATCGCACACGAAAATTCAAAGTCGCCGACGACGATCTGATCAAGCAGGATCTGTTCAATCACTTTAACATACGCAAAGGTGAGAAGCTGATGAATCCTGGCTTTGGCACATCCATCTGGGGACTGTTGTTTGAACCTCTGACCGAAGACACTAGACAGCTCATAGTGGACGATGTACAATCCGTTGCCTCCTACGATCCTCGTGTACAGATAGTGTCAGTGCGAGTGTCTCAATTTGATCACGGAATCAACCTGCAAGTAGAATTAAAATACACAAATACCAATCAAACTGACACCATGAACCTGCAATTTGACAACAGAAAAACCACAGTTGAAATGCTGTGATTCATTAAAACTGTTGATTTCTGCAGGCGGTAAATAGTTGAAATAGGGATCCAACATGGCCGCCAGTACACGACAGACAAATCTATTGATACAACAGGATTGGAAGAAGATCTATCAAAGCTTCTCCAATGCTGATTTCCAAAGCTACGATTTCGAAACCTTGCGCAAAAGCATGGTTGACTATCTGCGCAGTTACTACCCAGAAGATTACAATGATTTCCTAGAAAGTAGCGAATATGTTGCGCTGATCGACCTTATTGCATTCCTAGGACAGAGTCTTGCATTCCGTACGGATCTGAATGCAAGAGAAAACTTCATCGACACAGCAGAACGCAGAGACAGCATACTCAAACTGGCTCGCTTGATCAACTACGTGCCCAAGCGAAATGTACCAGCTAGCGGACTGTTGCGCATCGACGGCGTGACCACAACAGAAGCACTGCTAGACAGTAATGGCATCAATCTCAGCAACATTCCTATTTCTTGGAACGACTCAGGCAACGACAACTGGCTCGAGCAGTTCAACATCATACTAAACGCCGCGCTGATCAGCAGCCAGACAGTGGGCAAAAGCGGACAAACTTCCGTGATCGGCGGCGTGATGACCGACGAGTACAGCCTCAACATACTGCCACAGGCCACACCAGTGTTCCGATTCAGTAGCACCATCGAAAACGCTACCATGCCATTCGAGGTAGTTTCTGCTACCGCAGTTGGTAAAACCTATATCTATGAAAGAGATCCTCGCCCAGTTGGGTTGATCAACATGCTGTATCGTAACGACAGCCTGGGCAACGACAGCACCAATACTGGTTGGTTCCTCTATTTCAAGCAGGGAAATATCAGTAGCCTGGATTTTTCTGTAGATCAGAACTTGGCCAATCGTGTTATATCTGTCAACGTTGACAACATCAACAATGATGACATTTGGCTGTATGAAATAGACTCTGCTGGTAATTTTATACGTCTCTGGGATAGAGTTGACAGCGTTAACTCTACCAACGTGATATACAATACCACGACCAAACGCTATCTTTATCAAGTCAACACTCGTGCCAACGATCAAATAGATCTAGTGTTTGGCGACGGAGCATTTGCTGACATTCCACAAGGTCTGTTTAGGCTGTATTATCGTACCAGCACTGGACTACAGTACAAGATCACTCCTAGCGAAATGTCCGGGATCAATATTCCGATCACCTATGTCAACAGAAACAACCGCACAGAAACGCTCACAGTACGTGCCAGTTTGTACTACACTGTTAACAATGCTACACCTCGCGAGAGCCTGGCAGAAATCAAGCAAAAAGCACCTCAACAGTACTACACACAGAACCGCATGATCACAGGCGAAGACTACAATATCTTCCCCTACACAAGATACAACAGTATTCTTAAAATCAAGAGTACCAATCGTGCCAGCAGTGGTATCAGTCGTTACTTAGATACTCTAGACGTCACTGGACGCTATTCCAGCACAAACGTGTTTGCTGCCGATGGTATATTGTTCAGACAAGAAACTGTGGAAAGTGAAAGTTTCGTACCAGTGGTCAACGGCGACGTGCTTGGTCAGCTCAACGACACGCTGAACAACACACTGTTGGCAAAAAATTCTGTACCATTCACACAGTTCATCTATGCCAAGACTCGTCGCTTCACACCGCAGGATGCAGACGTCAACGGATCACTGTTAACTGTGATCTGGCAACAATTGACATTGGCAACAGCACAGAGCACAGGTTACATGGCACTAGAAGCAGATTACTTGCTGACCGTGGATACCAACACAGGCATACAGCAATCAAATCAAATTGCTGGCAATCCGTTGAAAACTGGCTCAGCGAGCTCTAATAGTTTGCGCTATCTACAACCGGGTACGATCATACGATTCCGTGCTACACCAGACCTGGGTGCGGCCCCCAAGTACTTTGACAGTATCAACGAAATCAAAACAGGAACTCCTAGCTTGGCAGGTGACAAGATATATCTTTATGCCACAGTAGTGAACGTCACCGGCGACGGCACCGGAGGAGGTATTCTCACAGCGACTAGCCAAGGACCAATCACCCTGAGCACATTCGTGCCAACAGGTGCATACGTCGACCAGATCATACCTGCAGTCAGCAACAAAATACCAACTGCGATATTGAATACCGCGGTCACGTTGATCAATGGTAAAAAGAATTTCGGCATACGTTTTGACCAGATCAAACAGTCGTGGAATATCATACAGCCACAGGATCTAAAGCTCAGCCAGTCTGTGAGCAGTTTGATCAACACAGATGGTATCAACGCTGAGTATTCAGAAACCTATGCAGGTAATACCAGCAGTGCTAGTTTAGACAGTTCGTGGATCATGGCCTTTGTGTCTGGTGTCTATGGATACAACATCTACTATCGTCAGATCAACTACATTTTTGAAAGCGTACAAGAAACCAAGTTCTACTACGACAGTTCAGTTCGTGTGTACGACTCAAAAACCGGAACCACACTGACAGATCAGATCAAGGTGCTTCGCTCAAACAGCCAGCCTGATGCCAATGCGGCATTGTACGAAGACAAAACCTACTACATCTACAAGATGGTGATAGATCCAGATGGCAGAGAAAACAGCAACAAGATCCTGTTGAAATTCGCCGACACCAGTCGTGCTGGTGTGCCAGACAATCCAGATCTATTTGAAGAAATTGTAAACCCTGCAAGCAACAGTGGACGAAACAAGTATGTGTTCTTTGAACAAAATTACAACAACAATAATTTTGTGCAGTACTCTGCTGTTAGTGCAAACTTGATATCAGTCGCGTATGGATCACAGGGTGCTATCGTGCAGTCCTACAATCTCTATAGCGACGGACAGATATTCTTTGCCTATGATGAAAACGTGTTCTATGTTCTTTCAGTCACACCTACTGCGTCAGGCACAAACATCAGATCATTAACAGCATATCCAAACGGAACTAGATATCTTTGGTTGTATGGTCGCAGTGATTTGTATTTCCAATATCGCCATGCGGCTCCTGCCAATCGTCGAATTGACCCTGCACCAAACAACATACTTGACCTATTCATACTCACAACACAGTATGCATCTGATTACCAATCCTGGATCGTGGATACCACAAACAGGACCACTCAGCCACTTGCTCCTGACACAGAAGCATTGCAATTAGCCTATGGTGAATTGGAAAATTACAAAACTATTTCAGACACCATTATCTATAATTCCGCTCGATTCAAACCTATCATTGGTAACAAAGCAGATCCTGCACTACAGGCAACGATCAAGGTAGTCAAGAATCCCAACGTGGTTATATCTGACAACGAAGTCAAGACTCTCGTGATTTCTGCCATCAATAAGTACTTTACGATAGACAATTGGGACTTTGGAGAAACTTTCTATTTTAGCGAATTGGGTGCGTATTTGCATTCTGAACTGATACCCAATATCAGCAGTATCATAATCGTGCCAAATTCAACGTCGCAACAATTCGGTGGTCTCTATCAGATCAATGCCGAGCCTGATGAGATAATCATCAGTTGCGCAACAGTAGACAACGTGGTAATAATACCAGCAATAACAACCGCACAACTTTGATACCAAGAGATAAACAATGACAATCAGAAGCCTAGATTTACTGCCTGAGATATTCCGTAGTGATGCAAATAAAAAGTTTCTCACGGCCACAGTGGATCAATTGATCAGTGAACTGGATACTATCAAAGTTGAAAGTTACATAGGTCGTCAAGACGCAGCCGCAGTCAAGAAAACTGACACATATATCGCAGAAGTTTCCAAGCAACGCAAGGACTATCAACTTGAGCCTTCATTGGTTGTTAAAGATTCAACCGGTGGTGTGGATTTCTATGCCAGCTACGTTGACCTTATACAACAAATAAGCTACCAAGGCGGATTGGTCAATGACCATAGCAGATTATTTGCTCAACAGAGCAACAATTTTGGCGGTGTCATTGACCTAGACAAATTTGTGAATTTCACGCAGTATCTCTGGATGCCAAACGGTCCTCCGGAAGTCTATGTGAGTGCCAAGGCACAACCTCCATTTGTAAACACATTTAATGTGCAAAGGAGTTTGACAGACAACAGCTACAAGTTCACTGGATACGGGTCAGACAGCAATCCTATCCTGACACTGGTAAAAGGAAATACCTATCAATTCACACTGAATCAATCAGGTAAGCCTTTCTGGATACAGACCAAACCTGGCATCACCGGGCAGTTTGGCGTTGAAGAAACAGATCTGATACGAACCATATACGGACTTGAAAGAAACGGTGCCGACGACGGAGTCATGACTTTTACCGTGCCTTCATCGAACGCACAAGACGATGGAGTGACAGCAACGCTAGCGGCCACAGTTGATCTGGCTACCTCTCTGCCATACAACCAAATCCAAAGCCATTTAACCAGCCTCATCAAAGGCGGTATAGACGGCGTGGCCAACAGCCTCAACGGCAAAACATTGATATTCCTTGGTCGCGATGAAAGCAACGATAATTGGACAGATCCTGGAACTTTTGACACAGATCCATTTGATGCTGATGGCGGGTTTAGTTTTGGTACCATGGTCGCTGGTGCAGATCGATACAATGTGTTCCAAATTAAAACTGTGGCAGTGAGCGGTGGAAAGCAGGTCATCAAACTTGTTCCGTCATACGCAACAGTAGCCGAAGGTCAAAAAGTATTTGTTCGTTCGGGCAAGGTCAACAGCAATGTTGAATTCCTTAAAAATTCAGAAGGGTTCTTTGAAGCACTCGCACCTGCGACTGCCCCGCTTGATGAATTGTACTATCAAGATGATACTGACCCATTGTTCTATGGAACTATCAAGTTGGTAGAACCTACCACATCCACAATCAACATAGAAAGCGAAATACTAGGTAAACGCAACTACACCAGTCCTAACTATGTTAGTTTTACCAATGGATTGGTTGTTCGCTTTGATAATACAGTCACTCCATCATATTATGCAAACAATGCCTTCGTCATTGAAGGTGTTGGTAAAGCTATCAAATTGATCAGTGTCACTGATTTCGTAGTACCGGAACAGTATGCGATAGCCAATCAACTCGATGGGCTAGACTATATCACCATCAACAGAGCCAGTAAAGATCTAAATGCATGGAGTCGTAGCAACCGCTGGTTCCATGTGCAAACTGTTGAAGCTGCCAGCCGCTATCGCAATGATCCAACACTGTTGGACATATCTAACTACCAACGTGCAAAACGTCCTATCGTTGAATTTGATCCAGACCTGTATTTGTTTGACTATGGACAAAACGCCAAGAGTCCGGTAGATATCATTGATTTTGTTGTGCAAGATGCATTCAATGAAGTTGTTGGTAAACTCAGCTACACAGTGAGATTACCTAGCGGGCGCACACGTCAGCTGACGCCTGGTACCAGGATTATTTTTGCCGGAGACCTAGACCCTGATGTTCGCCAGCGTATCTATGTAGTTGACTATGTGGTAACAGCCGAAGGACGATTCTTAAACCTTGTTAGCAAGAACACACAAAGCCTGCCGGTCTATAGTGTATCGGGTGCTTTGATAACTTCTAACCTCGAGTACAATTTCCTCCCAACGGTTACATTCGAGTCACCGATTCCTGCGATTGGCACTCGCCCGGCAACAGGCCAGGTTGTGCTCAAACCTTCAGGTATTCAAAGCCTTGTTGTTGATTACCCTGGATCAAACTACATAGCAGATCCTTATGTGAAAATCAACTCTACATTCACAGATCCTGCGGTGATCGATATCAATTATCGACAACTGAAACAGGTGAGCCATGTGCGTGTTGATAGCTCTGGTACTGGTTACACCAGTACAAGTCCTTCAGTCGCATTGACAAACCCTAATAGATTCTATGGAACAGTTAGTAACGTTAGCTTGGGATCTTATACGTTTAAGCTAAATGCTCCATCAAGCCTCTGGTCCAACATAGACGTTGGAATGCAGGTGGTAGGAAACGGTATCATTGGCGGAACTGTTGTTGCCAGCTATGATCCTGGCGCAAATCTAGTGACCTTGAGTGCGCCATCTATCGCGGCAACACAGACAGGATCTGTTAAAGTAGATAAGTTTGGAAACATAACCGCCACTTTTAGCAATATTGGTCTGGGTTATTTCTCCAGCAACGTTTCTGTAACAATTGATGCACCAACCACAGTGGGCGGGACTGCCGCCAATGTTGGGGGTGTGTTCCTATATTCAAATGGTGCGATTAAATCGGTGTATCTCAGCAATGCTGGTACTGGTTATACACTGGCACCAAACATAAGCATAACTGGTGCAAACACCTATGCCGCGAGCACAGCACTAGAAGTTGCGATAGGTCTACTAGATCCGACCTTGGTCGGGCCAACAGTGATAGCACTGGGCGACACCTGGGCATTCAAACCAAACGTAGATCCAGGAACCTATGCTACACTTTCTTCAGATGTGGTAGCGGCCACAACACTGGAAGTTGATGACACCAGCATGCTGGACAACGGCATGATAATGAGTGGAGGTGCTCAGCCAATCAACATATTCAATATTATCATCGGCACTGTTCCTACCAGAATCATCACTACAGACACACATGGACTTGCTACAGGCGACTTGGTATTGATCCGCGGAATAACAGGAACAACACAACTAAACAACGGCCGTTACTATGTTTTGCGAGTCAATGATTCTGTTATTGATCTTTATACCAACTACAACTCGTCAACAGGAGCAATAAGCACTCCTCAAGACTCGCGAAACTTCACAGACTACGTGTCGGGCGGAACACTAACATCATTCACTGTAGACTATGCACTCACCAAAGTGGTTGATGTGTTGAG